ACACCGAACCAACCAACGTAAAGTCGGTTGTCGGTGCTTGTTGTCCAGTCACAAAAACTCTGCCAGTTATTAGTTGGTTTTGTTATTTGTACTGTTGTTGCCATTTAGAAAATGCCAGGGATAATTTGTCCAGTTGTTATGTATGAACCAAGAGCAGCAACAAAACCTATCATTGCTAGTTGACCGTTAACACGTTCAGCAGTATCGAAGTAAGGTTGTTCAATTACTTGTGCTGGTGCTTCAGTTGCAAATCTGTTTTGGCGTCCACCTTGTTCAGTTGTAGTAGTCATTAATAAAGAGAGTAAAAGTTCGTGTTGGCAGTGACGATCTTTCGGGCTGCCGCTAAATTTAAAACTTAACGTTTGATCTATCTAATTTTTCTATCAAGTCTTGTCTATAAGCTGGGTCTTTATCATACCTTTCATCACTCATAGCAGCAACTACTTCTGCTTGACTTCTGAATACATCTTTAGATGTTGTTGGGGGTTTACCTGATAACATTTTACCTTCGTATCCATTAGCGTTTTCATACTGAGCTTTCATACCTGCTACTGCTAATTTAATAGCACCAACATTACCTGAGCCAACGAGTTCATCGAATGAATCAACGTCAGCTTTAGGTAAATTGTCTGCAGCCCAACCTACAATATTATTATACTCTTGTTCTCCACCTACAGAGCTTCTGATTGCAGCAACTTGTGACTCTGTTAAGTCTTCAGCTTCTGCTTGAGGTTGCGGTGCATTCTTTTGCATCTCTAGATAAGCACTGACTAAATCCTTGCTACTCATTTCACCAAACTTTTCTAATGTTTCCTCAGAAAGAGTACCATCATTATCATAAAATTCAGTAGTAGCATCAGACATCAATGTAGTGACTGGAGAATCTTCCGTAGCTTCTTCTGTTTCTTCATACGTTTTTTCATTGTCAGAAGAATCGCTGGATTCCCCAGTTGATTCGCCAGCTTCAGTACCTTCTCCTCCCAATTTTTTTTGGAGTTCGACATAGGCTTTCTCTAAATCTTCTGCGTTCTTATATTTACCAGCAAGTAATTGTTCTTGCTGTTCCTGCATAGCCTCACCAACTTGTAGAGACTCCTGTTCTGATTCAGTCAGGTTGTCTTCAGTGGTTATAGTATCAGTCCCAGCATCATATGTTAATGTTTCTGCCATTTATTCTTGAGGTGGTTGTGCTTGTTCAGTTGGTAGTGGTTGAGTCATAGATCCAAGAGTATCATTCTTGGTAGGATCAGCCATTGGTGAGTTAGCTAACTGGCCAGCTTGATCCATTAAGGATGCTTGCATCTGTGCTTGTTGTGCTTGCTGTGCCTCTTGTGCCATCTCGTCTTCAGTCTTAACCAAGTTAAGTATATCTATACCTTGAGCAGCTGCCAATCTCTTGATAGCTTCTGATGCATTGAGGAATCTCATCAATGCTTCTGGACCTAATGTCTGTGCAATGGTCTGTATAAATTGAGTAAGACTTTCTCTATCTTGTCCTCTACCTAATGCATTAACTCCAGCTACAATAGTAGGTTGGACTAAATCTTTAGGTATGTTAGGTATAGTTTTACTGCGTTGTAATACTAAGAGAGTTCTATTTAAATATGGAATCAAGAACTCTCTAGTTAGTAGTGAGAATATCCCACCTAGTTGCTGCTCTAATTCCATCTGCGTAAGGCGTACCTCTTCTGCAGTTGTACGTTCAGACTGTCTAATGTTTAACTGCATGAACGCTTCTGCTATTCTTCTTTCTAACTGTTGAATCATTTGATTAGCAGTTTGGAAGTCAGCAGTCTTACCTACCTGGATAACAGCAACATCTTCAGGTCTCCCTTGTACGATTGCACCGTTACCAGCATCGGCTATAGTCTTTGGCTTGGTTGTTGATGATGGTGATACAAGGAACACTACCTTAGCAGCTGCTGCAGAGCCTTCTACTAGTGCCTGAGAGAGTCCTTCCATGGATCTCAAGTCACCTATAAACTCTTCAACTCGTCCTCTACCATAATCCTCACCGTCTACTGTATTGAATCGGAGTACTAACCATGGACTCGCTTTTTTTGGTGCTGTACTACGGCTATCTTTTAGGACTTTATCATCCGCTTCTTGATGCCATACCCATCTACCACTTTTCTCATCCAATTTGACATAGGTGTATACCTCAACGTCTTCTCCATCTGAGCCTGAGTTACCGCCCGCAACATTATTTGGAGTAGGATCAGGCAGCTCATCACCTAATACCGTACGGCTTATTAATTCTTTTGTAACTATTTCTAGGACGTTACCATTTCCATCACGATTAACTACGTATCTATTAAGAGGATAGTTCTTGAGACCATCCTTACTCATAAAGATTAAAGCATTACCACCTACAATAAGATGTTTAAGAGCTTGGTGAATGACTACTCTATCACTAGAAGCTGCGATGTAATCCATAATCATTCTCTCCATCTTAGAGAAAGAAAGATCTAGATCACTCTTAACTTCTTTAGGTATCTCTTCACCAAGTTTATCATCTCTTACTTGTAGCTTGAAGAATGAAGTTTGAGGTGGCAGTAACGCTAGCATTAATTTAGCTGCTAACGTTACTACTGCCTTTGCTCCAACACTCTGCCAAGGAGTAATTAGATTTTTATGACTTGTCTTAACTGATAAATCGTCTGATATTAAATACGGTAACGTGAGTTTAGAACATTCAACTGCAGTGTCCAAGAATTGAGAACGCTCTGAAGTTAATTTGTTATATCTCTCACGTGCATTCATTAGTTCATTCCTCCACCAGAACCAGTGGGTCCACCACCAGTATTAACATTAGTTCCTAAGTCTATTCTTGTTTGACCTGTTCCTTTAGCGTTAGGATTCTTAGCCTTCTTACTCTTAGCCTGTCTTACCTGTGGATTAACATCAGGTTGGATAGGATCAGGAGCCTTTGGAGGCGTTGGCTTAGGTGGTGGTGGTGGCGGAGCAGGTGCTAATGGTGGTGGCGGTGGTGGTGGTGGCGGTGTATAAGAACACATTAAATTTCTTCCTCCATAATTGAATTGATGTATTCGATAACGCTGGCTTGTCCAGCTCTGTACATGATCGACTCAATACTTTCCTTGGGATGTACAGGTTTCCAAGAGAAATTCTCATCTAGTCTAACTAGGAGTTTATCTAACCTAGCATTGTGTAGTTTAAGAGTATTGAGGGAGATTTTGGTTTGCATGTTCGAAAAAGGCGGGCATTCGTGCTCTTCGTGTCTCAGAAAATTCGGGTGCTTTACCCTCATACATTAATCGATCACTAGCATCCAGCCAAAAATTTTTGTCCAAATATTTATCGGTAGTATTTATACCTAGTGGGGCTAATATCCAATTAATAGTTGCCTTCCTAAGACGGTCCAAAGAAGGAGAAGCAGAAAGACCCAACTCTGCACATACAATTGTATTACTTCCGACATGGATCTGTTCGTCTCTTGAGATATCTGCCGATACTGTCCTAAGAGCAGCGTCCCCATTAAACCTAAAGAAAGGAAGTAGAACAAAGAATATAGCTCGCTCTGCGACAAGTGCTTTAAGTAGGGTATGGTCAGGGTGCTCAATCCAAGCATCTCTTAATTTGATTGCCTCCTTTTCTGACTGTGAATCTGTTCCATTGACCTGAGCTATGTAACCCAGGGCAATATCATGTTTAATCTCGTCTTTAACGTTCGATTCAAGAAGTTCCCTAGCAAGTGATGGTACTTCTTTTTCAAGTGCTTCACTGATGAAGTCTCCCACAGGTAACTCCATATGACGTATTGCGAGAGCACGTTTGATGGTTTCCTCGGCACCTTCTTTATACACTCCTTTTGATGGTTTAACTGGTGTCCAGCTTCGTTTTCTTTCTAATAATTTTTGATAAGGATGTTTTCTCATTATTCTTGACAATCACAGGTTATTGGCTCGTTTCCGAGTATATCCTGCAAGTAATCATCGACTTCGGCTTTATCTAATGCTGCATACGCATCGCTCTTGTCCTGTACGTCGCCCATTACTTGTAGGCTGTAGTAAAGGGAGGTCTGGGGTGATAGCAACCACTCTTCCACGAAGTTAATATCGTATTCTACAACATCACTCCAAGAGTTAAAGCTGTAGCCGTGAAGAAGTCCCGTATTATTTAACATAGTCACGATTCCGTCTGCGACACTCTTATAAGCATCCCAACCGACTTCGCTAGCGATCTCTACATCGCCATAATCATAGTGTTCTACACCGAATGTACCACTATCTCTATCAACACTCCTAGCTATAGGAG